GATCAAAAGAGTGGCTTAGCAGGGAAGGGGTTCACTGCCTCACAGAAGCACTCCAAAGAAGTTTCGGCGAGCCAACCACCTTCCCAACAATGAGCCTCAGCGGGTCGCCTTATAGGGGCTAACGCCCCTGGGATTCAGTTGCCAGACTTGAGGCGAGCGGCAGCAGAGCGAGCGCGGCGTTTAGCGCGGCAATGGTGCCGCCATTTAACCTCCAGCTCGATAAGGTGGCCCCCAAAGAGCCAGAGCAGGGGAGGCAGCGAGAATAGCGCTACCAGGGCAAAGCAGGCCCAACGAGCCTCGGCGGAATAGTTAGGATTGCTCCCCAGGGTTACCAGGATGGCAATATCAATGCAGACAGCGACGATGCCAGTCACATCAACCCCCCATTAGATCCACAATTGTATTTATGTCCGGTCATCGCTCGGAGCCTCGTCATTCTTGGCGGCCAGCAAAGAGCGCCCCGTTAACCCGCTTACGCAATGCGTCCCCGTCAGGGTCGCAATACACGTCCACGGGTTTACCCTGGTACTGGATCACCGCATGGCACGCTGTCATGGCCTTTACGCCCACGAAATACTGCGGCCACTCCGGCATAGATGGCTTGTTCGTCGTCGCCCTTGCGCAGCGCGAAACAGTATTCGACGTTGTAGACGTCTCGATCACTCTTGGTGAGCACATGGCAGTTGATAATCAGGCGGTATCCGGCAAACGGCCCTACAGCAAAGACGCCATCAGCAGACGCAACAGGAGCGCCACCAGGACGTACATTAGCAGCGGGCGAAGCACCCACCTCCCCAGGAGCCTGAACAGCGGCAGGAGAGGGCGCAGAGGCCTTAGCAGGAGCATCAATATATTCAGGCTTGATGAAACCAAAGAATACACAGAGTCCCCACACCGCCAGAAGAAATAGAATTTTAGGATCTCGCAGCATCGAGCTACCCGCGATTGTATCCGAGACCTTACCGGTTGTAGTCGAGTCATAAAGCTTGAAAACATATTTGGGCACCTTATTAAATGGCTTGGCTTGCAGCACATCAGAAAGCGATGTGCCGGAATTATCGGAGAGGTGAAGCACAGTCTTATAACGGCCACCAATGCCCAATATCGCCATATTGGTATGACGAATGGCCGTTTCAGCCGCAGCCCTAATTACCTGGTGCACCTTTTTGATGTTCGGGGTAGTTAATACAAAGTCCCAGTTATGGTGACGGTGCATATCAAATGCTACGTCGATGGTTTCCGGTCGGCCATCTTCCTTTGCCTTGTCCGGCCCACCTGGATAATCGAGGCGATCTAAATCACTCTGGCGCCATGCTGGCGGAAATACCCGCTGCACCTCATCGACCAGGAAGAAAGCCCCCTTGGGCGCCCAGTGGTAGAAGCGTGCCAGATTATCGCGTCCCTCCTGGGATTCCGTCTCGACATAGAGCATCTCAAAGCCGTCTGGCACATCCTTGCCCAGCACCTCACGGCAACGCTCAACCGAGAAGCCCCGCACGTTGGTGATGATGTAGCGACCCGCCTTGATGGCCGGGATCACATCAGTATGAATGGCCCCACTGGATTTATAGGAACCAGGAGCGCCATGATGGATTTTAATCGACATACATCACCACCCGAACATATTCAGCAAGAAGCGAGTCACAAACGCCTGGGTAATAACGGACAAGCCTTTATCAAAATGCAGATAGAGCAAAATATCTCTCACCGAAGCAGGCAGATTATTGAACGACTGGGAGATTAAATCGCTGAATTGCAGATTAATCAGGATTTCCCTGGCAACGTCCCAGGAAAACATCAGCATGAATAACTTGAACTCAACCCACTGAATCGCCAGCTTAACCGAAATCCAGGCGGTTACCTGGACAGCAAGATTATAAAAGTCGCTGAACAGGCCACCGAACATATCACCTAACCATTCCATAACCTTACCTCCTGGCCACTATCATTAATGCAATGAAGTAGAAAATAAACATCATAATGGCCGCCAAGGTTTCCCAATAACCGTCCGCATCAGGGCAAACCTGATACGACTTGCCAAATAATGAGAACATATCAAAACACTTTGGCGCCGATGCAGAACCATAAAACTCATATTTGAACATTTCAGACATTTGCTCTTTTATGCTCAAATAAGCATTTTTCAGTGACTCTTTACTATCATCATATTTTTTGGTTATCTGACTCAGGTCAAACTCACAGCTAATATCATTCACGCAGAGCTTTGAATCATAATCTGACTTGGCAACATGCAATGGATTACCCGCCGCCCCAGGCATTTGAGAGTAATCAATATTGAAATCACCAGACCCACCTTGCCCACCACCAGGGTTTCCCCAACCTGAATTTAGCGCCTGTTGCGTCATGCCCCTTATAGCCGCAAGGCTGCCTTGCATATCTCCTAATTGGGATGAATTTGTGCTATTCATCGCTCTAAGCGTTCCATCTACAGACCCCAACTTGCCGGACATGTTGCGTAAATTGGAATCCATCGAACTTGCGTTGCCACTTATAGAGCCAATGGTTGACATAGCTGATTGCTGCATAGCTTTAAGAGAGGCTACGTCCCCCCTTATAGCCGACACATCCTCTGTAGATACAGCACCACTTGCGCCACCATTAGGCCCACCAGGAGTAGAGGGATTATCAAAAAGATTCAACTTAGCCAGTATGGAGGCTAGATAGTAGTTACTTTCACCAACCGCCTGACTTACCGCATTGTCATCACGAGAGGTGTTGTATTTAATATCCTTTAACTCTTGCAGCATTAGTTTATCTGTAATATTCGAGCTAAAGGTGCTGCTTGCAATCTGACTTAGCTTATTTTTCATCACATAAGTTTCATCAAACAAAGCATTAAAACCGATAGCAAGATCTGCCGTATGAGTTTCGCCTACAAGTTGCGGAGTTATTCGTTTGGTAGCAAGAGAACTATTATTTCCACCTGTACCACCATCACCACCCGTACCACCATCACCGCCTGTGCCGCCATCACCCCCAGTACCACCGCCGACCGTGCATTCGCTCCCCATCGTCTCAATAGGGCCCTTGGTGCCTTCATTAGGGAACTCGACGCAAACACCAATACAGGACACCTCACAGCCGCCCAAGGTGGATGACTCCCATTTCACGCAGTAGGGCAGCGCCGTACTTATCGGCACGTTGGACAGCTTGAGCCCAGCCGGACAGCTCGCAAACGCCCCCAGCGGCAGCAGGAACAGCAAATAAAGGACTCTCACACGACCCCCAATAAAAAAGGCGACCGAAGCCGCCTTGTGTCATATCGAAAACGATGATCTGTAGCCTTCGACAAAGAACAGAAACCACAGTGTCCCGATGAGCAGGGACATGGCTTAAGCTTTACGCATCAGGCCAATCAGGATGCCGACACCGACGACAGTGGCCACGACCATCATTACCTTGGGCGCGGTGATCGTGACGTCAGACTGGGCCGAATCCAGGGCCGCACCCGCAGCGGCAGCGATGCCACCCGTTTCAGCATTGGCACCAGCGGCAACCAGGGAACCCACCAGAGCGATGGAGCCATTACGGAGATAGTTACGCATATTTTTATCCTCTCTTTGCACCTACGATGATTCGGGCAATTGCGCCCAGTTTTAAACCCAAAGCCCAGATAACAATCCCTGAACTAAAGGCAATTCCAATTTGTGTTACATCAAGCTGAAACCAGTTGGATATATCCGTTAATTTGGTGTGCTCTTGGACAGTCAAGAGCACATATTTACAGGCATCCCCCTCAGCAAGACGGGCATATCCCTCAGAGGTAATATCTAGACAAAGCATTATCGCGCCCTCGTCGTCGCTCGCTGCGCGCTCTCGCTCCTCCTCCTCGTTGCGCGGTAGTTACAGCGGCTTTTTAGTGGGCTGGAAACCAACAACAACGTTACGGGTCGGATTCTGGGGATCGGCTTCCAGGACAAGATCCACGGCCACCAATTTCGGACAGTCGGCCAGCTCTTTAATTGTGGCGGCGTCATTGCGCAGGGCCAATTGGCGTACCTCATAGCCCCAGGAAGTGATATTGCACTCCGGCTTGTTGACGTTATTTGCCAATGCCAGGTATTCCACCTGGGCGAAGTCATAAGGCACCGGAGCACCAGATTTGCGGGAAACACCATAGCCATGGGTCACGCGAGTGACCAGAACACCGGACAGAATAGACATAGTTATTACCTCGTTGAAGAACCTTAGTTAGGTCGAAAATAGTGGCAGCTCGTCCAGGTCAGGAGGGAGCGGCATTCTTAATCGCGCTGGAATATCTGTTTCTTCCAGGTGCGCAGTTAATTGGTTAACAATCTTGTCAGGGGATAACCCTTCGATGTTTGCTAACCAATTAACAAGGCGGCCTGCCATCCTGGACATATTAAATACGGCGTTGTCCCTGGACGTTTTGAACTTGTTTTTAAAGGTGGTCAGTCTGACGGGTGTTATTTCCGATTGCTGAACAGCCGCCAACCATGTGGCAAATTGCGGATACATCCCCGCAAAATAGGGGTCTGGGTTTACCAGGACGTCCAGCGGAATAATCCGGTCCTTGTTGTGTAATTCGCCTTCGGCGCGTACCCAGTTCGGATACTCTGCCGACTGCATCTGTTTTCCCTTTTCGTATATCCGGGCACACTTACCGTTGATGCGGCTGCCCACGTAGAAAGAGCAGCCCTTGGTCGGCACCATGCCGAAACGCTTGGCGCCCTTAGCCAGCTCGGTGATCACGAACTCGCCCGACTCAATCTTCATCCAGGACGGCGCGCGGCCCCGCTGGGGATGGAACTCGCCGGCTTCGGCGCCGGCAATGGCACCCTGGTAGGTGATGTGCTCGCCGCCGTAATCGTCCAGGGCGAGATCCACCCGAGTGATGCGCACCCCAGGAACGTGAGAGATAACATCATGCAAAGCCTGGAAGTCCAGGGCCGCACAACCCACGCCGGAAAAACTCACCATGCAACCATGGTTAGCCGCACCCCAGCCAATCAGGCCGCAGGGGAGGCCATCACACAGCAAGTCAGCCGAATTGGCATAGCCATGCAGACCAGAGCGGCGAGGGCGCATGGTGAAGCGCGGCTCGGGGATAGGGACACCGATGCGGGCATTCAGCTCTTCGAGCCACAGCTCGATCTCATTGCAGCAGAGGGCATCCAGGAACTGGACGCCGTAGCAGTCGATCAAGTCGTTGTACGCTTCCCAATACCTGGCACCCTGGACAACCTCAAACTCGGAGAACTCCAGCAGGGCAGAGCACACGGCCTTGAGCTCCTGGCGCATGTCGGCGCGGGACTTGTACCCAGAGTGCAGGGCCTGCTCCATCATTTCGGTCATGGACGGCGTGAGCACAGGGGAGGGGGCTTTCACGGCCAAAGGCTTGGGCGAGGCTTTCTCACACAAGCGCTCGGTCACCTTGTCAAAGCGGGCGAGGGGAGCGAAGCCAACCGGACGCTTCCACAGGTAGCGCAAGCCTTCCACCGCAGGGGCAGCAAAGGCCGCCTGGATAGCCTTGTTGGTGGTATCGAACCGCGGGATGGCCTTGAGCAGTGCGCCTTGCTTGGCTAAGTCGGTCATCCGGCGCAGTTCGTCCGGTGCCCAGGTAAAGGACAGGTAATCGATCAGGGTTTTGGCGCCGATAACCCTATTTATCGGCATTACGGAGCTATGACCAGTCATCAAAGAACACTCCCTGGTCATAGAAGTCGCGCCATGTGTCCTCAGTGACCTCTACCAGGTCAAACACGGTGTCGGGGTACGTCATCGACAGGTAGACCCGCAACTCATGCAGGTCGCGGAACATCTCGACCTGACCCGCGATGCAGGCGGAGTAATCGCCAGTCGGCTCTGCCTGCCAATAGACCTTGCGCTCGATGAGCGCGGGCAGATCCTGATTTTGTGGGCTAGAGTGGGTCATAGGTCGGTCAGATTTATTATGAATTGACCGGATTGAATCAGAACTAAATCTAACTAACAACGGGTGACTTTTGACCCTAATAGGTGTGTTATATGCCCACTCGAAAAAGTCAGGAGACAGTCAAATGGACTCTAAAGCACTGATTCAGGCCTACATGAGGGCTAAAAAATTCAGCCAGTATCAGCAAGTCGCTGCCGAGCTGGGTTTTACCAAGTCGCATATCTCCAGCCTAACCACTGGCAAGGTGCAACTCACTGATAGCACTGCAAAAAAGATTGCCCAGGAAATTGGCCTGGACGTCCAAGAAGTGCTGATAAGTCTGGCGGCGGTCAGGGCCACCGATCCCGAGCTAAAACAGGCTTGGTATGACATCTTGGCGAAGTATTCAAAAGGAGCTGGCACGGCTGTAGCCCTTGCAGCGGCTGTGTTTCTGTCTCCACTGAACGGGCCTGACCTAACCGCGCATAATGTATATTAT